CCTCACATCCCACAAGAACCGGTAACTGCTGAGCAAGTATCGGAAGAAAGCGAAGAAGATACTATGAGCTACTTCGCACGGTTGGCAAACGCTGACTAATTAACATAGCTTATGGCTATCTATTGCATTGCTCCAAGGTAGCCATAAGCGTATGGATCTTTATTAATTATTTCTGAATTAGATGAAAAGTTGTTAGTACTGACTGACTGATTACTACTAGAATTGTCTATTATGACAGGTGGTGGAGTTTGTGAGCTATTGAAGTAACCACCATATCCTAAATCTCTGATTAGGTTTTCTTGACTTTTCATATTAGCATTAAATTCATTCATTTCTTTAAATAGAATAAAAGATCCTTTTCTTATTGTTTTACCAAATATTTCACCACTAGCTCCGCCTTCTAAGACTCCATCTTTTAATCTAACATCAAAACCTGCCTTCTCCAAAAGTAAGTTAGTTAATCGATTTGGATATGAAGTGAAAGAATTTACAACTATATCCGCAAAATTACCTACATCTTCTGCTATACCTCCAGCAAATCTTTGTAATCCTGTTTGTCCAGCGTCTTTTCTTTCTTCATCCTTTATACCCATATAACCTGATAGTCCAAATGAAAGAGGACCTACTACTTTTCCTCCAACTCCTATAGTCTTTCTAAGAGCAGGATTTTGAAAGGCCTTAGTTATATTTTTCATCATTGTTTTATTTAATGCAGTTTTGGACTTATATCTAGCTTCAGCTTTTAACACTCTTTTCTTAAAATCTTGTTTTGCTTTACTAGCTTCAAAATCAGCCTTAGTAAGTGCATTTAATTTTTTTGGTGCATTAGGAGATAAGCTTGGTCTTACTGGATTACCATCAGGTCCTAATAACTTTGGAGCATTAGGTTTTACAATAACATCTTCTACATTATCAGCGAATTCTACAGCTTCATCGACTACTGATGACTGTGATTTAAGCTTAGGTACATTAGCAGTAATAACTGGTGATTTTGCATTAGGATTAAATTTTCTATTAGTCAGTTTTTCTGGATCCGTAGGCAATATTGCATTTTTTATTTTTCTATAACTAGTTTTAGTTGCCCACTTTGAAGCTTCTATAGCAATTTGTCCAGCTATAAGACTTATTGCAGCGCCAATAGCTGCAGATGTTTTTGGATCTTTTAGATTTAATTGCATTTCATCTGGATTCAATCCAAATGTTTTTGCGACCCAGCCAGGCATCGAAATATTATCGGTATCCATTTTATCAGCGATCCAACTAGTAATCTGATCACCGAAGGCTGTACCAATACCTAACAATAAAGACGTACGACCTCTAAATCCTAGAAACTTTGCACCTAATGCAACATTCAAACCACCAGTAATTCTTTTTCTAGCTTGTTCTTCATCTTTAAATCCTATATCTTCAGGTTTTATATCATCGAATACTCTATCTAAAGCACCTTGAGCTACCTTATTCAGAGCAGACGCAGCAGTTACAAACATCAATCCTTTACCGGCCAAACGTGCGAGTCCACCCGCTGCAGCTCCGAGACCGAAACCTGCACCACCAAACATGCCATCAGTCATATTACGCAGACCAGTATATGCAGTTCCACCAATAGCACCACGTACGAAATTACCGGTAATGCCTTTAGGCTTTACTCGGTTCTCTTTCATACGTTCTAGTCTAGATTTCTTTTCTAATGCTTGTTGTCTATTCTCAGCTACAAGAGCTTTCTTCTCTTGTATTCGAGCATCTCTAGCCTCGTCTAATAATGATTGAATAGAAGTATTTTGCTGGTCAACTAATCTATTATTAGCTTTTAATTGTTCTACAACATCACTTAAACCAGTGCTTTTTGGACTGCTACCTGTACTTTTAACCATTTTGTTGTCTCTGCGCTTCTTCTTTTTGTTCTCTAATAAATTCTAGTAACATGCTAATATAGACTTCTTTTTCCCATGGTATCATTCCGTCTATCTCACTCAAAGAATACTTATGATGTTGCATTAATTGAAAGATCGTATTATAATGCGATGCCAGATCTGTATGAGATAGACAAACTAGAAAAAAGACTGGATACCTCTCAACTCATGTTTATTGTGATGGCCACACTTACAATCAAATTCTACATCATATTGCATAGCCGGCATATTTTCTACAAACTCTCTCACCTTTTCAAACTGTTCTGTATTCATACTACCAACAAACTCATCTAAATTTTCTTTAGATTCATTTTTTAAATCTATAATATCATCTTCTGTTTTTAGTTTATCTAAACTCAGGCGTACCATAGCAAAGATTGATTCAATAGGATCATCTGTTTTTATATCATCATCTTCAAATAATGTATAATAAGCAGGATGAGATAATTGTAATTCCATTTCAGGCGATAGCTGAACATTATATTCTACTTTATCTAATCCTTGCACTTCAATAGAATCGACGTTTATTACAACTTCATTTGCTTCATTACACGATTGGCAGTTAACGCCAACCTTCGTTGTTTCTCCTACTGACTTAGAACGTATTTTAGTGAATAGATATTCTACATCATAAGTCGTAAGCTTTTTTACATCCACATCATCAGCAATACAAGCTTGTACCGTATCTAAGATAGCTAATAATATATCATCAGTATTTTCTGATTCCATAGCTAACAAAAGTACTTTTTCTTCTTTTACTAAAAACGGCCGAAATCGAATCGTCTTTTGAAGTGAAGGTACTTGCACACTGTATTTAGGTGCATCATTCAGTTTTGGCAATGCCATAATATAACCTCATTAATTAATAATATTATTTACCCTATTTATTATTGTTCCTAGTCCTCTTATTAGAGCAGTATTAGGGTTATTGTAAAAACGTGCGCTCTTCCAATTGTCGTATTCAAAGCTCATAGTCAACTCAGTAAGAGGACCATCATTTGTTAATTGAATCTCAGTCATAGTAGTTGGAAAAGCATTTATTAATGTACATTCATATACAACATTTTCAGATTTAAATATATCAATATCTAATGAAAATGGACCTAGTTGAAGATCTGTATCAATAGCAAATCCTTTTTTTAGTTGACAAACCTGAATATCTTTTGCATATGTAGATTTGTAATTAGGAGTGTATGTAGACTTATTTAAGACTAAGTCTTGCCATACTTCAAAATATGTTTTAACTCCATAATCATTTAAAACCTGGAATGTCATTGATACTGCATCTAGTGCAAAGCCATATGCAACCTTAGTATCTTTAACACCTATCTTTCTATCACTTGTTAGAATTTGTCTACCTGGCAAGACGACATTCTTACATAATAGATTCAAGTCTCGTGTATCATAGAAACCTAAACTAGGTAACTTAACTAAGTATTGACTAGACTGAGCAAATCCACCCTTACGCGATGCTAAGGCTTTTAATTCATTTATACTAGGCATTTCTTATCTTATCCCTTGAATCTCTGTATATTTTACCTACACCCGCGCCTCTCCATTGTGCGGTTGGTAAGAACGTTGCAATTTCCCATTCAGGTTCTTCTATTAGTGCAAACTTACTTCTAACTTGAGTAGTCAAATATCGGTGTATTGTAGGCTTAACATATTTCGCAGGTAAACCATCTCCACCTAATAAACCGTTCAAAGCTTTTGCTCTGAGTGGTGGTGGAAGGTAATGCAAATTTAATCCATAGAATCCACCTTCTGTCATACTTGTTATTACTACGAGAGGAAATGCGTCGAAGTATGGTAATGTATTTCTATGCTTTGCATTATAATAGAACATGTACATGTTGCCTAATGGATTACGCATAGACGCTTGCATCTTAACAGTATCTTGTTGAAAAATAGTTTCGCCAGTTACTTTACCGAGTGCACCTGCTTTTTGTCTGAACCATTTTATAGATTCTTTAGTCCGTGGAGTTATGCCTGCACGGAATGCCTGGATCTCTAAATCTGAAAATAAATTACGTCTTGCCATGCATCTATTTATACAGATTTTTTACGTTTGTAAGGTTTAAGTGGTTTACTAGATTTTGGCATAATGCCCATCTTTTCAAGAGTATGCTCAGTCCATATCTGAAATGTGTATCCTCTATCCTTTGCATATCGCTGTGCAGCTTTCCATTTGTTTTGATTCTTTACATATGTCAGACCTTCGTTAATATATCTCTTTGTCTTCCTACCCGGGTACACGGGAGGTACGGTCTGATTTGATGGTTTAATCTCTACTAAGATTGTCTGGCCTGATTTAAATGTAATCTTCAGGTCCATAAAGTATCGATGATACTTTTTATCTACTTCATATAGGTATGGTATCACAGTCTCTTCACTAGACCAAGACTTTACATCTTTATTATCGTCACACCATTTAAAACAATATTTCTCCCACATCGATCTAAATACGATATTGGTATAATCACCCTTATACTTCTTAGGATTTTTAGGTTTGAATTTTCCAGAGTACGCCATGAAAATTGTTATAAATAGTGTAAATGTTTATTTATAGGTAACAACATGACATTAAATCTTAATATCACTGAAGGCAATCCGTTCATTCATCAATTTCCATTAGGTATGTATGATGGAATGTCTGATACGCAGTACAGAGCCTCTATACAATTTGTTCCATTAAAAGTGAGTGGTCAAACTATAAGTAAATTTGCAGGTACAGATTTAGCTATTTTTAATGCTGGTGATAAATTAGTAGATACTGTCAAAGGTTTAGCTGAAAAAGGGTTAGATGCGTTAACGAACTTTGCAGGTTTAGCTCCTGATGATCCTGATATTCTTAAACAGTCTGAAGATTATAATAAAGTGATTGCTAATCATAGAAATAAAGAAATCAAAAGTATAGAACCTATGACATATGATGATGATTTTGGTGTAACACAAATGCAAAGAGCCTGTCTATATATGCCTATGACAGTTCAGCAAATGGAAAACGTTTCTGTAGGACCAGAAAGTCTAGGTGTTATAGGTGGATCTATTAGCAGTGTTATTGCAGGCGGCAATGCTACATTAACAGGATTAGCAAACAAAGCTGTTCAAGCTGGAATAGGTGGAGCTATAGACTTTGTATCTGGCAATGCTGGCGCAGAATTGGGATCTCTGATGGCAAATAAGATTGCTAGTCGCCTTAATACACAAGCCGGTTTAGGTGTGCAAAACGCAACTCGTATACAAATTAGTCCAAACACAAGATCAATCTTCAAACAAGTGAATATTAGAGAATGGAACTTTTCTTTTCAACTAATACCAACAAGCGAAAAAGAATCCGTTGAAATAGAAAACATCATAGACTTTTTTAGAATGGAACAATTGCCTGAAGAGTTAGGCGCTAACGGAATTTCAATGGCATATAGATTTCCTAATTTAATGAAGATTCGTGCTTACTATCATAAAATAGATGAAGATGGTAGGTTTGAAGAAATCGTTCCACTCGTCACTAGATTTTTACCTGCATACTTACAATCAGTAGATGTTACATATAACACAAGCGGCATGTCATACTATGACAACGGTAAGTTTCATGATGCTACATTGAACATAAAATTTATCGAATATCGACCGTTAAATAAAAATGATATTATTAAAGAAAGAGAATATATGAGAAGAGGCCCTATCAGGCCAGAAGAATTTAGTTTGAGGAACAGAGGCAAATGAGTCATTTTTCTAAATTTCCGTATGTATTATATAATTTCGGCAACGAAATAGAGCCTGTAATTTTTCAAAAGCTTGGTACATATGTAGATATTATCGATCAGGTTAAAGATGATATTACAGCATATGCTGATTATACTGTCTTAGATGGCGAAAGACCAGATATCTTATCACATAAAATATATGATGACATAAGATATTATTGGTTATTCTTTTATGTTAATGATCATATCAGAGAACAAGGTTGGCCATTAACAGCTAATGAAGCATTCGAGCAAATAAAAAAGTATTATCCTAATCAATTTATCAGAACATATGCTAATTGGTTTAATAGTGATTTTAAAATAGGCAATCGTGCTACTGGTAAAAAGAGTGGTGCATTTGGAGAGATTGCACAAACACATCCTGATCTGGGTCAGATTATAGTAAAAGTAGAAAATGGTTTAAAATTTCAGAAATCTGAAGTTGTAGAAGCAGGGTTTGGTTTCTTTAATCCAGATACGTTTAATATACAAACTACAGGTCCACAATATGAAGCAGTACACCATTATGAAGACGCAGATGGCAAGTATGTAGATATTGATCCTTTACAAGAGGCACCATCTTTAGTAACACCTATTACATTTGCTGAACGGTTTCTTGACGAAAATGAAAAACGTAAACGAATAAGAATAATAAAGCCTGATGTAATAAGCCAAATATATTCAGAATTCAATAAAGCACTAAAATAATGCCACAAGTATCTTCACAAAGTGAATATGAGTTTAGAGATGTAATATTAAGTATCCCAGAACGGGATATTGAAATTGATATTAGTTTATCAATTTTAGAATTAGTATTATATGAATCTATTGATTTGCCTTACTTAACGGGTAAGATGCTTTGTGCAGATACTCAGGGATTGTTTCAAGAATTAAGGATGGATGGAACTGAAAGACTTAGGTTACAGATTGTATCTCCAGAATTTGAGTATACATTTATACGAAATTTTATAATTACTCGTACAATAGGTAAAGTGCAGATCGGTGAATCAGGGCATGCATATAATTTTTATATTTCTGAAGATACATTTTTTATTGATATACTAAAAAAAGTTTCTCGTACATATGAGGGTAAACCAAACAATATAATTAAAAATGTATTATCAAGTGAATTTAACAAAGAGCTAAACCTAATAGGTAAAGAAGCTGCTCAAGCACCATTTACTTATATTTCTCCATTCATTTCACCTTTAAATATTATAGAAACTATAAGACTTAGATCTTGTGATACGAATGGATATCCATTCTTTGTTTATGCATCAATGAATGACGATGCAATTAGAATGAAAAGTTTATCTGAGATTATAGAAAATGAACCCATAAATGCAATACCATTTACATATAGTACAGCACAGAATTATAATGCTGATGCAGAAAAGCAATTAACTAATATAGAATTTTACGAAGAGGTAGGAGCTAATGATACAGCCGAATTAATATTAAAGGGAGCTGTACAGAATCAATATAATGTTTTAAATCTAAGTACAAGTAAGAGAAATGATTTTAATAGATTTAATATTACAGAAGTGTTAGATGCAAAAGAAAATTCTATATTCAATAAAGATTTAACAATTCAAGATAAACCATTAAATGAGTATAACCCTAATGTTATATACAGACTCGTAAATTATACTACTTCAGAAGAATTAGGTTATCACGATGAAGCAGACATTGAGAAACATGTAAATAAAATGAAAGCGGCTTCTCTGATTGAAGCCTTAGAAAAGAAAAAAATTAATATTACATTAGCCGGAGTATTAAACTATTTTGATGACGGAAAAGTATTTATTGGTGAGCAAATACTTATTAATAAACCACGGCACAATGCAGGTGAATTAGACGAAGTAGCAAGCGGACCTTATATTGTTTTGCAGAATAAACATGTTTTTGTAGATAATAAATATTCGATGGGCTTAACATGCAGTAAGCTTACAGATCAAACAGATACTACTATCGCAGTTAGTCCTATAGGGTATACAAGCACATGAATAGATTTTACGGAGATGTAGTAAGATGGTTTGTAGGAATCTGTGAATGCACCTCAGATCCATTACATTTAGGTCGAGTTCGTGTACGAATTTATGGCGTACATAGTGATAATACAGATGAAGTACCAGAATCATCATTACCATGGGCTACTACTATGACGCCAACAACAGAAGATGGCGTAAGTGGATTAGGTAGAAACTCAAATATAAAACCTGGTGCAATGGTCTTTGGTATGTTTACTGATGGTCATATATCGCAGCAACCTATGGTTTTAGGTTCTTTGCCAAGAATAGAATCATTAGATACAGAACAAAATACCACTAAAAACAATGATGCTCCAGAAGTACAAACACAAAATGTACCTAATACTAAAACAAGTACTGAAGCACCTAGTAAAGGCACAACTGCATATGATAAAGGATTAGTTGGAAGTGGTAATGTAGAAAAAGCGTTTAACTTCTTAATTAGTAATGGATATAGGCCTATCCCGGCATCTGCTATTATTGGTAATTTTATGAAAGAATCTCAGGGAGAACGTCAAGGTATTAGGCCTAATGCTGTAAACCCAAAGTCAGAGTCATATGGCATAGCTCAATGGAATCCATCAAAGAAGGCCTTGAGAAAACAAGAGCTAGAAGCATGGGCTAATGATAGAAGATTACGATGGGAAGCTCGTGGACCAGTAGATGATGAAGCTTTATTAACTCAATTACGGTTTTTTCATTGGGACTTTAAATCACAAAGGCCTGGTTTTTATAATTATACAGACGTGGTTACATCACACAACATTACATTAGCAACAAAGCTTTTTCTAGATGGATATGAAAGACCTGGTAAAGCAGAAGCAGATTTACCAGGTAGAATTAGATTTGCTAAACAAACTCTGGAGACGTATGGATGAGTACGGAAATTGATAAGTCAGATGTGAATCTAAGATTGTTGACTGCATTTAAGAACTCTAACTTTATTATTGTTGGAGAAAAGGCACTGCAGGCTGCAAATGCAACTAAACTGCAATCTGAATCTCTACTTGAGAGTGATCAGACAATTAGTGGTATCAAGAGTATTTCTAATATTAATGTTGCTCCTTCTATTGCACAACTTGATACAATACTACCAGCAACGAGTGTGAACGATTCAGATGATTCAGATATTAATCTTATTACTGGTACACGATCACAACCAGGTCGATTGAATAAAGTAATAGGATCAGGTTCGCCACAAGCAGTAGGTCAATCACTTGCTACAGTAACTGATCGTAATGCATTTCAATATAGAAATGAATTAAAATCTATTGCAGTAGACGACGCAAAGCCAATAGTCTTAGATATTGATATAGTATTGAATGAAGGCGGAGTTGCACGGACTGGATTTTCTAATTCTATTAACGATTTTAATTTGTCAATTAATAATTTAATAGGTAACAATACTAATTCTCTTTTAGGTAATTGTATACTCAATATACAAAATGGCATATTTCCTATACTAAATTCAATAGTTCCCAATATATCAAATACACTAACTCAAACAGTGGTTGGATTATTACTTGGCAATAGAAAAGTAGAAGCTGTAAGGCTATTAGAGAAAAATTCAAATCAATCAGCAGCTGAAATAGAGAAGAAATTAAATGAAGTACCTGTATCACAAAGTAACGTAGTAGATCCGCAAACTAAGAAGCTTGTCGGAAACAAAACCGTACCAGCTTATGAATTAACTTCACAAGAAAGACTATGGTTATCAGAAAATACTCCGACTTCTGGTTCTTATAGATTCGATGTGATCGGAACAAAAGAAGAATTAATTGCTGAATTAAGAAATACTTCTAGAGATTTTACAGAATTTGTTGTGCACTGGACAGAGTCATTTAAAAATCAAAACTTGACAGCTGAAGATATACATGAGTGGCATTTAGATAAAGGTTATACAGGAATAGGTTATCATTATATTATTACGCGATCCGGCATTCTGCAAAGAGGTCGACCGCTTAATATTATTGGTGATCATGCACCTGAATTTAATCATAATCAATATTCTATAGGTATTGCATTTGTAGGCGGATATAACTGTTCCATAGGTACAAAGAATCCAGATAGGTTCTTATCATCAGAAAGTTTTACACAATCACAGTGGACTACATTTGATATGTTTTGTGAAGCATTTTATACAGTGTTACCTGCGGGCCAAGCATGGGGTCATAATGATGTTAGTGACATGAATACAGATCCAGGCTTTAACGTTCAAAAATTTGTAAAGCAAAAGTTTAATAAAGAAAATATTGTGTTAAGAGGTGATTTTGAGGGATCTTCTTTATCGTTTGAGCAATTAGCTGATTTTGTAAGAAGTACGACTGGAGAAAATTTGATATGACAACTAGAAACGATAATTATTTAGATAGAATCTTAAGATTAGGTCAAGGTAAAGCTGACACTCAGGGCACTAATACTAAAGCATTTGTAGATCCTAATAATGAGTATCCACGCAAAGAAAATAATAATCAGTCATCTATCAATCAAGGAGCAAGAGGTGGCGGAGTCCATCAGTTATCAATTGGTGGATCAGTAGCTGACGTTAGTCTTGATCTAGAGCCATCTGTTGAAACATATTATGGTAAAGCAGATATAAGAGAAACAGCTTCAGGCCACGTAATAGAGTTAAATGATACACCTGCGGGTGAGCGTGTACTCATCAAACATAAAACAGGTGCTGGTATAGAACTGAGACCAGATGGCACAGTGTTAGTTGTATCTACAAAGAACAAAGTAGAAGTATGTCATGGTAGTAATGAAGTAATTGTAGAAGGTGAAGCAAACCTAACTTATAAAGGTAATTTAAATCTTAATGTAACAGGTGATTTTAATGTTAATTGTAGAGACTATAATGTCCATGCTCGAGGCAGTAAAACCGAACAGATTGACAATAATTCGTCGACGAATATATTTGGAAATTATGGTAATTCGGTTTCAGGTACGTTTGTACAAAGTATTGCAGGCAATACTACGAACGTTACTTTGGGTACGCAAACTCTTGTCACAAAAGGGGATCTGGTAGTAGTAACCGAAGGGTCACAAGAAATAGTATCAAAGGGTCCAAGTATATTCACATCTGAAGAACAGATTAACCTGTCTTCTCCTGATATTAATATTGTGGCAACAGATATTGCCGTAGCCGGTAATAGAGGTACGATAGGTGGAGGTACTACGGTACATTATGGATCATCATTCCATGGCAATCTAAAAGGCACTGCTGATCATGCAACAACTGCAGATATCTTAGGCGGTGGAGGAGGAATCAGCATATTCAATTCAGTAGGTACTTTATTATTCGATGGAAGTGGCGGCGGAAGTGGCTCAGGTAGTATTACTCATACCGCTACTGCGAATCCAACCGAAGGCATGACTAATTCTTATCTTACTGTTGGAGATCGTGGTATACGTAAAGTTCATATTGATATTGATGACTATCTTAAGAATCAGCTTTTAACACGTAAATATTCTAAAGAAGAAGTTCGTGCTAAGATGAGAGATAAGAATAATAGAGACTTTAGTGAATGGACAGCATATCAAATTGCTTCTGGTGTTCTAAATGCAAATTATGCTAATAACGTGCCATCATCATATGGTTCTATAGTCTTAACTAATCAGCCTCAAGAGAGAAGAGGTCTCAATACTATGGGTCAAGTTGAGCAATTAGCTATAGTGCAAAAATATAAATCTCCGCAACTAAAACTTAAATTCAATATCGCACCTGAGGCAAGATTCAAAAGTAATATGTCTGGCACAATTAACCAAAACACATTGATTAATCATGACACATCTATAGGTAAGTTCGTAGGTTTCGATGATCATGGAGAATTTAATAAGTTACCAAATGCTGATAAACAACAAATAGCTAAAAACTATTTCGTAATAAGTGAATTAATGAAACTAGTTTCTAATAGTAATCTTCATCCTACAGAATTAGAAAATAATTCGTTAATAGTTGTTGAAGGTTATTATGCAACAGAAAAATATGGTATAGGATCTTTAGAAAAAAGACAAACTGAAGTACTCACACCAAATAGCACTTTAGATATGAGATCAAAAGGCCGCGCAGTAGTATTTGAACTTAGAGATCAAAAAGGTAAAGTAGATCACGAAGCTACTTTCGAACTAGCTAAAATATGGAGTGATGCAGGTACATTCGATAAACTTATTCTAGACTACGATACTTACGATCCTAGTGGAGAACTTAATACGCAAATAATAATTGAAGTTCCTGATATAAAATCATATAATGGTATTAAATTTGCACGTAATGTGCAAACTGTGTTCAATAATAACGTGCAATCTAATGATGCTTTAGTCGAAATACAGTTATAAATAGATGAAAAAGGTTTAAGATGGCAAGAATATTATCAATAGAAGATGGAAACTTATCAAGTTCGATACTTACATCGAGAGAGAAAAAGTATTCAGATATTCACTTGCTGTTTGAAAAGAAACCTAGTGGAGATATCTACAAAAAAACAGAAGCAGATGCAGTAAAGCAATCTGTAAAAAATATAGTTTCTACTAATACGACTGAAAAACCATTTGATATGGAATACGGCGCTAATATTACTGGAATGTTATTTGAACTTTCAAATGCTTTAGAACAAGAAAACATCAAAGACCAGATAACAAGCTCAATTAATAGATACGAACCAAGGGCCAGAGTATTAAACATTTTAGTAAACGAAAATCCTGATGCAAATACATTAAAAGTATTTGTTACGTTTAGAGTTTTATCTACAGGAGAAGTTGTTGAATTAGAAACTAATGTATCGAGGTTAAGATAAATGGCGACTACTATACGATCCACAGATTTAGATTTTACAAACATAAAAAACAATCTAAAGATAGCTCTACAAAATAATCCAGAGTTTCAAGACTATAACTATGAGGGTTCTGGTCTTTCTGCTCTTTTAGATGTATTAGCATATAACACACATTATAATGCATTGATTGCTAATATGGCATTAAATGAATCGTATTTGACTACAGCGCAACTTAGATCATCAGTCGTCTCACTTGCCGAAGCCATAGGTTATATGCCTGCTTCTAGAACTGCACCAACTGCCACAGTTAATATATCAGTCAATACAGGTAATCTTGCAGGTCGACCATCATTTTTATCATTGCAGCGCGGAACTAAATTTAGTACGACTGTGGATGATGTAGCATATACATTTGAAACAATAGGTACAATTACAGCTCAAGATAATGGCAATGGCCTATATGTTTTCAAAGATTTGCTAGATAGAGAAGATATTACAATTAAAGAAGGTACTAATACAACAAAAACATTTATTGTGAGCGGAGATTCTCCTGATTCTGTTTATGTAATACCTGATAAAAATATTGATACAACAACAGCATTTGTAAGCGTGTTTACTGATTTAACAAGCACTAGCTTTACAACATATACAGATTTAAAAGAAGCTGATACTATCGATGATCAGTCTAAAGTTTATATTTTGAGAGAAACACCTAATGGATTTTATGAATTATCTTTTGGTGACGGTTTTACATTAGGTAAAGCACCTGAACCTGGTAATAGAGTTGTTGTAGAATATCTTTCAACAAGTGGGCCTGATGCTAATGGTGCTAATTCATTTACTCCTATATCGCAAATACAAGTGCCGGGTGCAGCTGGTAATACATCTTTTAACTTAAGTGTAACGACTGCAAGTAAAGCCGTTTCAGGTTCTGTTGTCGAAACAACTGAATCTATACGTAAGAATGCACCGTTCTCATATGCATCTCAAAACCGTATGGTTACAGCTGCTGATTATGCTTCGCTTATTAAACGTAACTTTGGTTATCTTATAAAAGATATTCAGGCATATGGCGGTGAAGATGCTGTTCGTAAAGAATATGGTGTTGTCTTTTTATCAGTAGTATTTAAAGATGATGTAACACAAGATACTATTGACAAGACAAAAGGCGATATTACAGCACTTGCAAGACAATTACAAGTCATCACATTCGATGTAAAGTTCCAAGACCCAGATATAACGTATCTAGAAACTTCAGTATTTTTTCAGTTTAATCCTAAGTTTACATCTTCTTCTATACAAGAAATTCAGAATCGTGTTGAATTTGCGACAGATAATTACTTTGCTAATAATACTGGTCTATTCGAGCAATCATACAGACGTTCTAATTTATTAGCATTAGTAGACGAAGTAGATCCATCAGTGCTTTCTTCTCGTGCTAATCTTAAAGTGCAAAAAAGATATGTCCCTTTCTTAGGTAGATCTGAATCGACTACATTACGATATGCTTCACCAATAGCTGAACCTAATGATGAAGAACCGACAATCACGTCAACTGGATTCTTTTCTAATGGCGTAAAGGTTAGAATACAAAATAAACTAGACAGTTATAAATTACAACTAATCGCACTTGATGATAGTACAGTCTTAGTAGATAATGTAGGAGAATATTTTCCATCTACAGGTATTGTCTCTATAGTAGGACTAACAGTTGATAGTATTATAGGTGGTAGTGACTTTATTAAAATATCTGGCGTAGCAGCAAACGAATCATTCTCATCACCAGGTCAAAACCAAATTGTTGTATATGATGATGGTCCATCATTTGTACAAGCGAATATAGTAAAAACGAGCTAGCATGTCTTTAGATAAAACATTACGCGATATTAATCGACGGCCGATATCGGTTCAAGACAAAAAACAAGTGGATGGCGTATTACCTGAATTTTTTCAGTCTGAATATCCTAAGTTTGCATCTTTTCTTGAAGCATATTATGATTATATGGATAGTGATTTATCGCCTACAAGACTGATAGACGAATTATTTTTAAACCGTGATATTACACAAGTAGATATAGACCTTTTATCTTTTATCGAAGATGAGTTGCTTTTAGGAAAACAATTCTTTGAAGGATTTAAAAATAAAAGAGAAGCGGCAGATTATTCTAGTACCTTATATAAAACAAAGGGAACTAAATATAGCATTGAGCAATTCTTTAGAGTGTTTTATAATTCATTTGCTGAAGTAATATATACAAAAGAAAATGTTTTTATCGTTGGTAATGTACATGATCTTGAAAAAGAAAAAGAAAATCATAATGCCGGCATAACACCTTATGCTCCTGAGATCACTGTATCGGCATCACGTATTGGTCCAGAAGATCAAAGATATTTAACTGATGATAAACTATATCAAAAGTATGCTTTACTTGTTAAGTCTACATTACCTATAGACACATGGAGAGACATATATAAACTGTTTGTTCATCCGGCAGGTATGTATGTTGCGGGTGAAGTTCAGATTGTAAGCATAGCTGAACCAGGTTATACTATTATGCCTCCTGGCGTGGCAGATTCTCAAGGCCCAATATATGCAGGTTTTGCAAAGGGAGAGGCATTTGGTTTCAGTGCAACAAATACGGTAATACAGGATTTAGGTTCACGCATCGAACCATTTACATTAAAACCTGTACAATTAGGTCAACTAGGTAATATGACACTTGCTGCTTTTGATCTAAACTTTAACAACTTAGCAAATGTTCAGAATCCTGGATCAAATACATTTGATGATGATAGTACAGTTGCTGATCCTTCATTCCCAAGAATGTCAAGTGATAATACAATACTAATGAATTTTAGTAACGACTTCTTCTAAAAACTATTATAAATAGTGATAACTTTTAAAGAGAGATAACATGGCTAGACAAAATATTAATACTGGCGCTACCGCAAACGACGGTACAGGTGACTCATTACGTAATGCCGGTCAAAAGATAAATCAAAACTTTCAAGAGTTATACCAATTTCTTGGTGAAAGCGATCAGGTATCTCCATATATGTTTATTGATTCTGATGGTATTCACTTTAATGGTGCTAGCGTAAATACATTTAAAACTATTTTAGATGTATTAGATCCTACACAGAATAATACTATTACATTACCTGATTCTACTGGTGAAGTCGTTTTAGATACATCTGCACAAACACTTGTAAATAAAACATTAGCTGCATCAGCACTTACAGAACCTAAAATAAAAGATGATGACTCGAGCCATAATTATCAAATTATTCCAGGCGCATTAACGGCTAATGTTCCTGTTAATTTACCTTCACTCACTGATAGTGATGATTTTGTAATGGCTAAGGCGGCACAAACATTAGAAAACAAAACAATAGATTCAGCAACTGTTAATTTTCCAAAAGTAAATCAGATTTTAGATACTAATGGTGCGACAGTTACAAAATATGAAGCGTTTCCTAATGCAGTAAATTTCATATCACTTGGCGGAGAAGCAACAGGATATAATCCATCTATATACGTTGATGGAGCTGATTCAAGTATAAGTTTAGCATTAGGTGGTAAAGGTAGAGGTTCAGTAAAATTAGATACACGTGTATCATTAGGTAGTTCGACACAATCTACAGACGGATTTGTAGATTCAGAAATGCCATTAACAATTTTTAATTCTCCTGCACCAGTTATTGGATATATAGGAGACGGTAGTAATCTTGGTGAATTAAAGTATTTTGTTAACAAAGGCGCAGGAACAGTTACATTAAACCCAATTAACGCTGCCGGCGGTGGAACTACTACATTAAACCAACATCAAGCCGGATTTATGATATGGACTGGTGCTACTTGGCACCTAGCATCAAAACAATAGGATAGATAAATGTCAGCAATAGTTACAGATAATTTTAAACGTAGAATCCTTGATACACTAATCAATGATATCGACAGTGCAGGAGTGAGTTATCACGTTGCGGTTGGTAAATCTGAACCATACGATTCAGCTGATAATGTTATTGATCCTATACAAAACATTCGTGAAATACGAAATGCACAGCTTTCAATGCAATCAGTAAAAATTATTACTGATAGGTCATTTTGTGTTCCAAGATATAACTGGTCATCAGGCTCAGTTTATTCAGCCTGGGATGACAATATTACTACAATTCCAGCACAACCTTTTTATGTGTATACAGATGAACAGTATGTTTATGTCTGTTTAGAGCAGGGTAAAAATGCGGCGGGGCAACCTGTTACTTCTACAGTCAAACCTACTGGTACAGCAGATCACGTAATGACTGCAGATGGATATACATGGAAATTTTTATATTCTGTTGGCGCACTACGTGAAAATAAATTTCAAGCTTCAAATTTTATTCCAGTTAGATTTGTTGCAGGTATAGATTCATCTTCATCAATTGATGAAATATTCCAGCATCAAGTGCAACAAAATGCAATTCCTGGTGCAATCGTAGGTTATAGAGTTACTAATACTGGATCAGGATATACAACACCACCAAATGTTGTAATTGAAGGTAATGGTACGGGTGCTCGAGGAACAGCATTTATCGATGGTGGTTCAGTGTCTAAAATTGAAATGACAGAATCTGGTGGTGCTAAAATATTTGGTACAGGATATGACTTTGCATCAGTACAACTAACTGGTGGTGGAGGTCTGGGTGCTACCGCAGAACCTATCATTTCATTTAAGAATGGTTTTGGTGCAGATCCACGAGATGATCTAAAATCAACAGCGCTTATGTTTAACGTAAAACCTGCTGGTGATGAAGATTCTGACTGGGTTGTAGATAATGACTTTAGACAGATTATGCTAGTACGTAATATTAAAGACTCAGCGAACGGTACAATATACACAGGAAATACTGGTAATGCTCTTAAGATGATGAACATCTCAAGTATTAACTCAGCATTTACAAGAGACCAAACTATAATAGGTCAAACATCTGGAGCTAAAGCTGTTATCGATACATTAGATGCAAACTCACTTTTCTATCACCAAAACGAAGCAACTGGTTTCTTAGCTTTCCAAGATGGTGAAGTCATTAATGAACAAAACGCTACTGGAGAAGCAACGATTGATAGTGCTAATGTACCTGGCGCAAGAGATGTTGATCCATCTACAGGTCAGATTCTCTATATAGATAATAGAGCAGCGGTAACAAGGTCTGACGATGCTACAGAAGATATAAAAATAATCATAAGCTTATAACGGTGTAAAGAATGCCCAAAATTTTTAACAAAAATACTTTTGCTACAACTTATAAAGATGATTGGGTTGATAGTGCAAACTATCACCGTATCCTCTTTAATTCAGGACGGGCACTTCAAGCACGTGAGCTGACTCAAATGCAAACAATTACCCAGGCCGAGATTGGTCGTTTGGGTAAACATTTATTTAATCAGGGTGCTGCGGTAAATCCAGGATCTGTGAATGTTAATAATACATATGAATTTGTAAAACTACAAGATGCATCATTACCAGCAGGTACATTTGTAGGTAATTCATTAACTTCCGGTACTACATCAATTCAAATGGAAGTATTAGAAGCAATAGATGCTGAGGGATCAGATCCTCCAACATTATTTGTTAGATATACATCAACAACAGGTGGTACAGCAGGTACCACACCCGTACGTGTAACTGCAGGTGAAACTTTAACAGGTGGTCCATCAACTGTAACTGTGCAAACAACTGATACAGTAGCTAATCCATGCGTAGGTGTTGGTACTAAAGTCTCTATTGCAGAAGGTGATTTCTTTGCAATTAATAGATTTGTATTTGCAAAAGCTCAAAGTTTTATTCTTTCTAAATATAGCGGAACACCTAATGCTATAATCGGTTTTAAAGTAACTGAAGATATCGTAACAACAGCAGATACATTTGATCTATTTGATAACCAAGGTGTATCACCAAATACATCAAGTCCAGGTGCAGATAGATATCGCATAACATTAAATATTGCTAATCAAGCAGATTTAGATAGTGATGAAAACTTTGTATATGTTGCAAAGATCCAAGATGGAGCAATTGCCACACAAGTTACAGGAATAGAAGATTATAATAAAGTAAATGATATTCTTGCATTGCGAACACAAGAAGAATCTGGTAACTATATTGCAAAACGTTTTGAATTAAATTTTGAAACAAATGACACAGATCCTGATAAATTAGACTTTAAAGTAAGTAGAGGTGTAGCATATGTAGATGGTTATAGATCTATAGTTGATGCTCCGCTGGCTATTCCTATCGATAAACCACGTACAACTATTAGCTCAGAAAATAATGTTGTATCAGTTAACTATGGTACATTTTTAGAGGTAGACGGTACAAACGCAACCGGAAATAAGAGTTTACCAGATATTAGTATATTTGAATTAGTAAACTTACGTACTGCTACAAACCATGGCGGTTCTACTATTGGTAGTGCACGAGTCAGATCTATAGTCGAAGATGGTACTAACTATAAGATTTATCTTTTTGACATTCAAATGCAGCCAGGTAATAACAGACAAAGTGTTCGTTCAATTGGTTCAAGCCCTACAAATTATTTTAACGTAATTTTAGATGGAGCAGGACAAGCTGCATTTAGAGAAACTGCAAATGACGTAATGTTATTTCCTGTACCGAATGATAGACCACAAGCCATATCAGATATTTCATTAACAGTTCAGCGTATGCAAAACGTAGTAACAGACGGTGCTGGTGCAGGTTCTTTAACTAACTTATCAGCTCCTGGCGAAACGTTTGCTGATCAAGATTTATGGATTGCTACTGAAGATGGTGGTGGTAAAGCTGTACCTCCGGCAATTCTTTCTGGTGGTAATGGCGGAACATCAGCACAAATAGATACACCATTCAATAGTACAACATTGAATGTTGCGTACTATGTTAATAAAGCACAAGCAACCGTCAGAAATAAAGTTTTAACAGAAACAACAGAAACAATAACGCCTAACGGCCAAGGTGATTTAGAACTTAGTTTTCCTGACATATACGAAGTCTTGCGATTAACTGAAACAGATTCAGATGGAGCAAGCGTTGCTTCTCGTTATACATTAGACAATGGTCAACGAGATACACATTATCAACTTGGTAAAATGACTAAGAAAGCTGGTCAAACAACTCCTGGTGTGAATGTATTTGTACGCTATAAGTACTTTGCGCACCAAGCTGGCGGTGACTTCTTTGCAGTTAACTCATATACTGGCCAAGTAGATTATAATGATATTCCTACTTACACAGCAACTAACGGATCAAAGTTTGAGTTACGTAATGTATTAGACTTTCGTTCATCGGTAAAACCAGGTTCATCATTTCCAGGTGATTTTACATCAGGTGCACGCATTAACGAATTACCACGTGATGCTGATACAACTCAGTTTGATGTTTCTTATTACATGGGTAAGAATGCACGAGTTGTTATTGATCGATTTAATAATATAAGTGTACTAGAATCAGAACCTGATCTGAATCCTCAGTTCCCACCTGTTCCTGCAAACTCAATGGAACTATACAGAGTTGAGATGAATCCATATACGATTCACGATTCTGATCTAAGCAAAGAACGTATACCTGCTAAGCGATATACAATGGCAGATATCGGTAAGTTAGAAAGCCGTATCGATAATCTCGAAGAGACGACAGCTCTGAATCTACTTGAAGCAGAAACAGAAACATTAGCAGTACTTGACGGATCTAATAATAACAGACTAAAATCTGGTTTCTTAGTTGACAATTTCTCAGACCAATCAAGGTCGTTTGTAGAAGATCCATCATACCAAGCTGGTATTGACTTAGTCCAAAAAGTTGTACGTCCATGGCAAGCACAAAATAGTATTAGCCTCAAGTATGATTCAGATAAGTCTACTAATACAATACTCAAAGGCGATACTGTATACAAAAAATTTGATAATGTAAATTATATAGAACAACCATTTGCAACTGAAACAGAAAATATTAACCCATTTGCTGTTGTTGTAAATGAAGGTTTATTAGAATTATCTCCAACCTCAGATAGTTGGGTTGAGCGTAAATATCTTGCGGACAAAGATAATCCTCAACAAACTCGAGTTATACCATCTACTACACAACGACCATTATTGTTTAATGACTTTATCTTTAACTGGACAGGTCAACGTGTTAACTTACGTATGGGACAAACAGTTGCAACACGACAATTTAACACAGGTCGTAGAGGTCGAACAACAGTAACTCAAACTGACCGAGTTATCGGTGATCGTTCAGATCGGGTCTTAGTACGTGATCATTTAATCGATCAGGTCTTTATTCCATATATGCGTTCACGCAAGGTTTACTTCCGTGCGTTTGGTTTAAAACCAGCTACACAAATATTTGCATTCTTTGATAATAAACCAGTAGCAAATTGGGTACGCTCTGAAACATTTCAACGTGTATCAACATCTGATTCAGATTATGGTAACGAGCACGCTAGAGCTACAAATCACCCTGCGGGTAGTTCGACACTAACTACTGATGGTGAAGGATTTGTATCTGGTTCATTCTTTATTCCATCTACATCTACAGAAAGATTTAGAACAGGAACAAGAGAGTTTAAACTTCTTGACATTAGTGTTCCTAATGATGAGAACTCAACATCGATTGCAACTGCGCCATTTACAAGTACAGGTGTATTAGAGACCAGGCAACGTGAATATAATAATACACGTGTAGTTACTATTGGTGGTACAGAAAACCGTCGACGTCGACGTAGGTTCGACCCACTAGCGCAGTCATTCATGGTAGACGAAGAAGAAGGTGTATTCATCACAAAAGTTGGTGTAAGATTTAACACAAAAGATAATCAAGTACCAGTTGCATGTCAAATTCGTCCTACAGTCAATGGTGTTCCATCGTCTGACGATTTAGTGCCAAATGGTACAAAAGTATTGTCACCTTCAGCTATTACTGTAAGTACAGATGCTACTTCTATTAGTTTTTTTGAATTTGACGAACCTGTATATTTAAACGGTAATACAGAATATTGTATTGTTCTACTAGCCGATTCAACAAGCTATAATGTGTTTGTTGCACGTGCGGGTGGATTACAAATCAATTCAACTGAAGCAAGGGTTGCTAAACAGCCTTCACTTGGTTCATTGTTCTTATCACAAAACGCACGTACATGGACGCCAGATCAAGAACGAGACATGACATTTACAATTCAACGTGCAGAGTTTACTACAGCTGATGCATTCTTTGTTGCTGAAAATAGAGAACTTCCTAAGTTTATCTTAGATACTGATGGTCTATTAACAACTAATGGCGATTCAGATGTTTATGTTGAAGCGTTGGGACACGGACTTAGAGTTGGTGATAAAGTTAGTATTAGTGGAGCTACGGCTGCTGGTGGTATTAGTGCGGGTAATATAAATGGTGATAGAGATGTTATATCTGCCGATGGTTATGGATTTACATTTAGAGCAAATACAGCAGCAACATCGAGTGTATTTGGTGGAGGTCCTAACACAGCAATTATTCCAAACTATATGATGGATGCTGTATATCCAATAGTAGAAGAACTTGTACCTCCTAAAACAATAGTTACTCACCAAGCTAAATTTTTATCTGGTAACTCATGGGCAGGTTTAGAAACTACATATGGTAAAGATGCTAATTATATACCGATGACTAATAATGCATTAACAGGATTTGACTTTCCTAAGATGGTTGCGAATAATGCTAATGAAGCTGCTCAGCTTGCATCTGGTATTAAATCAGCTACATATAGAATTAAGATGACTAACTCATCTTCGAAAGTTTCACCTATTATTGATACACAAAGAACTTCACTTGTGTTGACTAATAATATGGTTGATGATCAAACTAATCCTGCATTTGGTGCAGTTCCAAATAAAAACATGCCAATTAATTATGTAGATGAATCTGATCCACAAAGTGGTTCTATGTTATCTAAACACATTACGATACCAGTCACACTTGCCGAAGAAGCTGTCGGATTAAAAATATTATTAGCAGCTAACAGACCATCTGTTGCAAATTTTGATGTATATGTTAGAGTTCAAGACGGTTCGGCTGATACAATATTTGGATCACAGTGGTCATTAGTAAATCCTGAAAATACTATTCCGTCTGACGATAACCCAGATGTATTTAGAGAATATACATATTTAGATGGCGGAGTTGGTGGTGTCAATGATCCATTTGATAGATTCCAGGTAAAGATAGTATTTAAATCTACAAACTCAAGTAAAGTCCCAGTAATAAAAGACTTACGAGTTATTGCGATGGCTACATGATACCAGTTGAAGGAAAACCTGGACTAGCACGTGATCCAAACTCATGCGCTATATTGAATATAAATAGTTCAGAAATACGGGCAGCTAAGGCACGTAAGATTGCGATGGCACAAGAGGAAGAAAGAAAAAAGCAACTAATAGATGACGTTGAAATGTTAAAAGAAGATATGTCAGATATAAAAGAGTTGCTGCTAACCATAAAAGAGAAGTTATAAAATGGCTATTATTAAGGTAAATCTCACGGATACTATTAACAGTTTTCGTTTAAAAACTAATACGCTAGCTGAAACAGTCGGAGATTTATCTGATATGAGTACGTCTGGCGGCGATAGTAGCGTTGTAGCAGGTGTTAATTCTCTCGATAGTGATATGGGTCGTCAAGCAGATCTTCATTATAGAGAATCGTCTGATAGTACTTTCTTAACTTTAGTTGATGCTATTAATAGAATTATCGATAGCGATGGTGATCTAAAATTACCTGCAGGATCTATGGATTCAGATGCTATCTTAGGCCATATGATTGCTGATGATGAAATAGACTCTAGTCATATCTTGGATTCGTCTATTACACATGATATGATTCAACAAGGAGCAGTAGATTCTGATAATTTTGCAGACTCAGCTATGTTTGCAAGAAAGTTTGATGCCATGACTGTTTTAAAAATATTTGCTTCTAATGGAACAGAATTAAGAAAAATATACGGACCAGCAAGGTTTGATAAAGATAGCGCTGATACATTTAGAACTAATCCGTGGGTATAAATTATGGCTGTAAGACAACCATTAATTCTAACAGGTAGTAACGACCTGATAGAAATGACTAATTCACAAATTGATGCTGTGAAAAATAGAGCGCGTTATTTATACGCCGCTAATCCATCTGTTACTTTGTCTAAGGTAAATAGTGGTGGTAATATATCTCCTAATATGAGAGATAATAGAAAAACTGCAGGCGCTGCCTCAACTAGTGCTACGTCAATACCACCTAGTAATGTTACAGCTGATATTGGTGATACATTTATAGATTATGATCGCATTGAACAAACTATTGCAAGTGTATCAGCAACACCAGATACTAATAATATTGCATTTCCAATATATTATAACGGCTCAAATATACAGTCTATGACATTAACAGATTTTCGTGACACATTTATTTTACCAGCAATTGATACGTTAACTAGTGCAAGTAATCAGCCTGGAATGTTTAGAATACATAATGGTACTAGCTTGTCAGGTTACACGCGTATAGGTGGTACAAATGATTTTGTATTTCGAGATACACAGGCAAATGCAGGTGCTTATACAGCTGCTGGTATTCCTGAAGATGTAGATCAGCCTACAACAATAAATACTTATTATATATACAGAAAAAATAATATTTCAGCTCCTTCAATGGAAGAAATGTTATTCGTACGCAATTCTGATAAAAACTTGCAGGAATATACTCAATCAGCTATAGATGCTCTTTTACAAAATGAAATACAAAATTGTGCAGCAAATCTAGCAGGTACAAGAATAAGATATAATATTAATGGATCAGGTACAACAATGGGTACTAGTATGGTAGATACAAGACTAGATGGATCAGGAGTTCATGCGGGTTTAGATACAGATCCTGGCGTGGCGCATGATGACTATAGGGCTCAAGAGTTTCCGAATGGTAATCCAGTAACAGTTGCTACTTTCACACTTAAAGTGAATCAAACTTAGGAGATTAAAATGGCACTTCTAGAAGGATTTTCAATAGATAGAGCTTTCTTTACAAATAACCAACGTGATACTATCTGCGTAAAATTAATGGCAGATACGGCAGATGAAACTGGCATGTTTCAAGTTATTGATTATCATTTAGATGTAGATGATAATGATACTGATTATCAAGAATTGATGAAATCATATACTATTGATCAGATACATGAAGATACGTTTAAGAATATACGAAACGATCAAAACGCAATAAAAAGAATTGCAATAGAAGTTGCAAAGAAAAACGGTTGGATTCTATCTGATGTAGCATTAGAAGATGATATGGCATATCAAAAACAAGATGAAGCGCCTGACGAAAATGTTAGAGTCGTTGTAGAGACACAAGAAATAAAAGTTGCTGCAACATTACCAGAAGTTTTAAATGAATTTGTATTTACAGATTCTCCATCAACTGAATATTTATTCGAGCTCAAATTAAAATTATTTGAAATGGATTTTATTAAAAATAACAAAAATAGAGAACTTAAGAAAAATCTTAGAATATCTAAAACAGTACCAGAAGCATTGAGAGCAGCTATAGAATTATGGACGACAAAATAATTGAAAGAAAACGTAATACGATATATGTTGGAAATGAAACAGTAAAAAAAGAACTAACTGCTAGTATCACTGTTCCAGAAAAAATAGACGAATGGGTAGTAATATACGAACAACTTTATAATTACGACAATAGACTAGTAAAAGTATATGATATGACTGATAATGTTCTTACTATGGAAAAAATAGATTATCAGTATACATTAAAAGATTATATAAAATATTATGATAAAACTTATAACCACGATAAACTAAATAAATATATTGCACAATTTATGGACATATGGAATAATTTTTATCAATTTAGTTTAGATCACTTAAAAACACATTACTTTTATCATACAGATTATAAACTAGGAAATGTAGTCGTAGATAAAGATGATAATTTAAGACTAATAGATCCTGATTCTTTTAAGAGAGAAAATTTATTTGGTGATATTGAAGCAGGTAAATTTTTTGAAAGTTTAATTCGTCTATCTGAATGCAGAAGATGGTATAAAAATGATCATATTCATGATATAGAAAAAGATATTTGGATACCTAGAGGGAAAATTTTTTATGGGAATAATGTATAAAATGAACGTCACTAGGAATAGTGGCGTTTTCTTCATCTAAGATATAATTAAAACTTAACGGTAATATCTGATATTCAACATTGAATGATTCTATTACCCATGTCATAAATGCTTCGTTATTATTGCCATCAAACATAGGATATGTATTTTTTAGATCTAGTTCGGATATTGCTTTATCATTTGCTGCTATCACTCCTGTATTAAAAATAATTTCACTTGCTTTATTTAGTGTATTATACTTTCTATGATTTTTATTTTTAATCTGTGTTTTAAAATCATACGACTCATGCCGAATTAATGGAAGCATAGCTAGTTCATACTTCATATCAAATATGTTTTTTGCATTTTCTGTAGGTATAACATCAAAGTCTAAATATAAAACATTGTTAGCATACTGAGACATATGTTCTAATAAAAATAATTTTTTAAATTGTAGTTCATTATAATCCATACTATCATAATGGAAACATACATAACTAGCATATACAGACACAGCATATTGTTCGTGTCTTCTTTTTATTTTATCATAATTTAAATCTAACTGTTTACATCCCGGAGAATATATGCTATAGATAATATTGTTCATAACCTTCATAAGGATTCCATTTATCAAAATATTCTTTATCTAGTTTATGCATGCCATTCATTAAGCAAACTGCATGGTCATCGCTTTTATACCAAGGGGGTTCATTCAAAGGTTTGTCACCATATTTTATTCCATGCTTTCTAGAATAAAAAATTCCTTCCGGAAATACTCTGTGTGTTAGTCCCTCATGATACATGAATCGATCTATACCAGCATACTTGAGCATATAAAACTCTGGATTTTTCCAGAAGTATTCCCATATATGTGTATTCTCTCCAGCCGTCCATAATAGACATGAACTATTTCTATTCATATCATATGCCTGCTTTTGTTTCATACCTGATTCATAGGTAGTTTCTATACCGTACTTCCAATATGTTTGTATCATATGAAATTCTTCATAGTCAAGTAAGAACGTGATATCTTTCTGTATTACAACATCTAAATCAAAGAACAAACATCTGCCTTCTAAACCACCAAAGCCTTCTTCAAACATTCTGAGTTTAGGCCACCATAATTCTAATCCATCATCAGGCATGTGAATTATATTGCAATCTACTTTATAATCATTATCAGTATAGCAATAAAAGTTATGAGGAATAGATAGATTACGTTCTACCATAGTTTTAAGTCTGTTTGGATAAACGTGATCATACCGATCACCTTGCTTCACACATATAACATTAATCATTTAAACCTACTATAAATAGCGTATGAGGTATTTATTATGGAATTTAACATAGATAGCGTAACGCAGAGAGCAATATCTAAATATCCTGAGCGGGCATTAGATATAGTGAAATCGTTTGAAGAAAGAAAAGTAAAAGCAAAAACTAGGATGATGACTAAGCTAAATCATTATCAAGCAGTTGGCACTTTACCTAGTTGTATACAGAGGATAAACATTGTAGGTGGTTGGTATGGTAATATAATTATACCATTAATAGATAAATTTTTAAACTATGAAGAAATAAATTTTTATGAAATCGATAAAACAGCATTGTCAATAGCACAAAATATATATTTTCCTAATAGGCATAATATAAAATGGATACAAATAAACGCCAATAGACTTGAGTTTTCTGGTAATGATAAATTAACTATAAACACATCATGCGAACATATGGCTCCACTAAAAATAGAAAGTGGATATGTGGCATTACAGTCTAATGATTATGAAGATGTAGAAGAACATTTTAATTGTGTAAATAGTCCAGACGAATTAATTAAACAATATAACCTTGAAAAAGTTTGGTATGCCGATACAAAAAATTATAAAGATTATAACAGGTTTACTGTAATAGGAAGAAAATAATGAAAATAACAAGTAAAAAAGAAATCAATCTAAAAAGGATTCCATTAAAAAATAATCCTGATGATTTCGCTAATGCTGCTTCTCCTATTTCTAAAGATAAGCCTGACATTGGATATATGTTAGATGAAGTCATAAAAAAGAAAGGTGAGTTTTTCTGTTCACAGCCTTTCATACATATGTACATTCCAACATACGGATTTGCTCATCCATGCTGTAATACAACAATGAATGTAAAAAAGCATATTGCTGAGATTGGTATTGAAGGTGTATGGAATCAGCCAGAGCTTAGAGGTTTACGTGATGAAATGGCTAATGGACATAAAGATCGTGAACGAACAATTAAGACTTGTTATAGATGCATTGAAACTGAATACTTAGGATTCAGTACGCCACGTATGGCTTACAACAATGATATGAAGAACGATCATGAAGAGTTAGAAGAATTAGATAGACTTGTAAAATTTGTCAGAGAAAATCCTGCATCTGAATATCCTGTACCAGATAAAATACACACATCACAAATTAAGGTATGGGGAAACTATTGCAATCTAAAATGTCTGATGTGTTCAGCCGAAGATTCTTCTTCAGTTGCAGAAGAGTGGATTGCATTAGGTGAGTTTACACCTGAAGAAATTATACAAAGATCTGAAAAACGATCTGGTTCAACTGTGCCTTTTACACCTCCACTAATTAGATACGAAGATAATAATATTGATGAAGAAGAGTTTTGGCGTACAATTAAAAAGACTAAGCGTATACAATTAATAGGTGGAGAAACTTTTCTAATCAAGCAGTACATACAGATATTAGAAAAATGTGTTGAAGAAGGATGGGCAAAGGATAAAAAGCTTTTTATATTTTCTAATAACTATGGCTATCCTAAGATGGAATATATTAGAGATTTGCTTGCACAGTTTCAAAAGGTGCATTACAAATGTTCTATGGAATTATGGGGTCCTAAAAACGATTATATTAGATACCCATCAAAGTGGGCTGAAGTAGAAAAGAATATTAGAATGATGCATGCTTTGCCTAATACAAATATAGGATTTGCTATGACTTTGAATCCTATATCGATTGGTTATGTAGATGAAGCAATGGAAGCTGGTAAAGAGTTTGGTATTACACCTAGTTATTTTAATGTTACGAGACCTGCCTGGTTTACTCTCAAGTCATTACCAGATGACGTAAGAGATTTTTATTTAGATCGATTATATAGTAACTCATATGACATGATAGAAAAATGTACAAAGGCTATAGACTATCTAGAGAAAAGAGAATTTGATGAAATGAAATATCACTCTATGATAGCACATATCAAAAGAAGAGATAAGCTAAGGAAAGATAATATACTAAATTATTTTCCTGAATGGAAAAATCATTTTAAAGACGATGATTACTATGGATAGATATTGTCCATTACCATTTATGCATATATTCAATGATAGTACAAACGAATACGATATGTGTTGTCATGCTAATACTCAAATGTCTGCATCTAAAAATCTTAGAAAAAAATGGAATGTAACAAAAGATTTACCTTTTGATTTTTTCTTTAGTGATGATATGCAAGCATTACGAGATAAAATGAAAAATAATGAATATGTTGATGCTTGTAATAGATGTTATGAAATGGATAAATTAAATGTTCCATCGCCTCGTAAGATGCATTTACTTAAACGAGGCAGACCTAAAAATATTGGCAAAGTTGAAATTAAGCTAAGAATGTTTGGTAGTTATTGTAATCTATCATGTTATATGTGTCATCCAAATCATTCTTCAGGAAGACGAAATGATTTAAAATCTTTGGGATATGACTTAGAAGATTTTGGTTACACTGTGACGCCTGAAAGACATAATAAAATATCTTATGATAAAATGGAAAATCATATTCTAAATAATTTAGAACATATCGATAAAATAATTGTTTTAGGCGGTGAACCATTACAAGTTAAAAAGTTTTATGAATTTTTAGATAAATTTCCTGACAAGTATGCACGTACAATAACAATTGTTGTTGGCACTAATCTGTCTAAAATAGAATTTAAAGGGCACAAACTAGAGGATTATATAAAAAGGTTTCATAAATTAACAATTACAATTTCTGCTGATCATTATATGGAGAAAGAAGAATGGATTAGATGGCCTGTCAATTTTGATGAATTTGAAGATAACCTTGATTATATAAATGAAGTTATACATAACTATTCTCCTAACTATACATATTCACATAGACGAAGATCAATTACTCCTATGCTAGTTACTCCTACAGTATCAGTTTTAAATGTAGATGATTTAGAAGATATATTTAATTTTTATAGAACGAAAAAAATAAAAACAGGACAATATTCTTTTCAATATGTTGAATTTCCCATGCATGTTCAGCCTCACTTACATATAGAAGCACCTAGAATTATAGAAAAATATATGGGTACAGAATTTGAATCAGTTGCAATAAGAATGAAAAATGAATTAGAAAAATCAAGTAAGAAAGAAATAGAAAGACAAAGAAAAAGATTAATAGAATATTTAGATAGATTATCAACCCTTAGAGGAGATTGGAGAAAAATATGGGGGACGGTATAAGAACAAGAAGAAGTGTAGAGTTTTTTAATGATGATGTACCAAGTAAAAGTATTATTGATGATATCATTTTAGATTCCGTTACATTTACACCAAATAAATGTACTATACCTTATCATAAGGTAAAAGTGTATGGACCAGAATATAAAGAGGATAAAGAAAAATTAGTTATTCAAACTAATTGTGATCCTAAATATAGAAAAATAGCTGATAGTCCGTATTTAATCGATTATATGAGACAAGAATATAAAGAATGGTTTAAAATGATGATGGATTCTAGACCAAAACGTGTTATACAAGAGAGATTTAATTATTATAATTTCAATCCTCAGGTTTTAGCACCTTATCTTTTTATTTTTTATGATATACATGAAACAAAAGTAGATCTTCGTCAACCGCATATCATAATGGAAGAAAGAGATTCTCAGATTAAAGCTACACAATCATCTTCTATACACGCCTATAATATAGCTTGCCTAGCAGCAGAAAAAAATATTTCATCTAGTTTCTGCCAAGATATACCTTTACATACGGAATATAATGATCATAGAATAGACGTGAATTATGATATTGTACTGTGTTTGGGATTAGGATATCCATTAGAAATTAAATGGAATCCAAAATATAGAGACATACCTAAAGTAGAAAAAGTTGTGGAGTGGCAATGATTTATAAATCTCGTTATGGAAATGTTGACTTTTGGGATCCATACCCAAGGCTAAATGAATTTAAGAAGATAGGAATAAATTTATCTGGTGGTGCAGACTCGTCACTCGTTATGTTTATGACATGTAAAGAATTAGAAGCAAGAAAATCTGATGCTACAATAATTCCAATTACAGGTGTACATAATGCACGGCCTACTAATATTTGGAATGCAGAAGAGATAGTACAATTATTTAAAGAAATGTTTCCATCAGTAAATATTGGTGAGCATGAGGTTGACTACTACGATAAAAATCATGAGAAAGATAAAGTAAATCATCATAGAGCACACGAAGATAGATTAAGAGACAATGGTACAATAGAAGTATTGTTTCATGGTAGAACAGCGAATCCTACAAAGGCAGAAGCTGAAAAGCACAATCTAATGTATAAAAGAGAAGAGCGACGAGATAGGCATGGTCACGACCGTGTTCCTTATCATGAGCATCACGGCAAACCTTTTTATTGTCCCTTTGAATTTGTAGATAAAAGATTTGTTGCAACGCAATATAAAAAATTTAATCTTATGGATAATTTATTTCCATTGACTGCATCATGCGTCGAGTATGCAGAAAAAACAGATTATTTTACTAAACCTTGCAAAGAGTGTTGGTGGTGTAGAGAAAAGAAATGGGCGTTTAACATGTATGATGGTGGCGTGACTTAATGGCATTTAAAGATATTATAGAATTATTTCCATATGATATATTCATACCTCAATCTAATATGCAAATTATTAGAGAGATGCAGAAGAGAGACTTATCAAAAGTAACAAAGCCAGTTTACATAGTTTTAAATACTTTTGATACATTAGAGTTTCCATATAATAAGTTTAACATGTCTAAAAGACAAAAAGAATTTGGTATAGTTACTACTACAAACTGTCCAAAACAATGGAAAACACCAGACAACCCACATCCATGGTCGTATTATTATAATGAATATGTAAAAAGTAATGAATTAGATTTTTATCACAAAAAAATGGATAGAATAAAATGGAGTATAAATCATTATATAGAAAATTTTTATAATCCATATCATGAAATAGATACAAATTTATATTTAATAAAAACTATAAAAGATTTATTAGATTATAATAACCTAAAATATTTTTTTGTTAAACCAATACAAAAACCGTGGTATGATAGATCTGACACTGAATTTATGCACACCGCATCTGAATCTGTTTATGAATATCTTAAAAAGCATGAATTATATTATATCCTACAAGACAATAATTTTATAGAATATAAAAAATTCAAACAAAGATTTTCAAAGGAGTGTGAAGAACATAAAATAACAACTGGAATGTTCAATGATTAATATATTAACTCTTAAAGTAGGAACTAAATATTCCGCAGAATATGTAAATAAACTAAACAATAGTATAAGAAGAAATAGTACAGTAGATTATAAAATCTATTGTTATACAGAAGATCCTACAGGATTAGATCCTGACATAATAGTAGTACCATTAGAAAATCCTGATGAATATAAACTTCAATGGCATAAATTAATATTTCATAAGACAGGCTTTGCTGATATTGCAGAAGGAGAAAAGTGTTTAATACTTGATATAGATTGGATAATTGTAGGAGACATGGATCCAATACTTACATACGGTTTAGGTAGACATCATTTCGGATGTTTTGAAAGATGGTGGTCTAATCTAAGACATTTTTGTAAACTCAATGGTGGGTTTCAAATGTATTATATGGGTGAGACTCACTATTTATGGGAAGAGTTTAGTAAGAATCCTGAACACTGGCAAAGTTATTACATTGAGAATGGCTTTGCTGAAGGACCTGTCAATGGAGAACAAAACTTTATAGATGAACATGCAGTGATGAAACTATGGCTGCCTATGGAATGGTTTGCAAAATATCATGATGTAGATTATAAAAAAATTAACCGTAATTGGTTAAGAGATGTAAATCAAGATGAGCCATATGTTATGGGTGGTAACTTTTGTGATACTATTAAGATGGTTCATTTTTCTAATGCAGAAAATCAAATGCATAAAGTTAACGAACATTGGATTAAGGATTATTG